TCTTTGTAACTGTTGTATAATGGAGTCGCAGAAAGGAGAAGCAGCCGCATGTTTTTGCTGTATTTTGCGATATGATTCAATAAATAGGCGGTTTGTTTTTGTTTGTTATCGTCAGTAATTCGTATATTTTGTATTTCGTCAATAATAACTAACCTGTTGTCGAAATGTTTGCGGATGTTGTGTAATTCCATTATTTTTTTTTCTTCGTCGGAATAACCAGAATCCGGGGGAATAATGATTTTGCGTTTAATATAATTCGCAAATTCGAAATAGCCCATGAAATCGTAGTTTGAACGTATGATGCCATTTATTTGAGAAATGATTTTGTCTCTTTGCAACCCTTTTAAACGGGTGGGGTTGATTTCGTCTAATAGCGTGCTCCCGATACATGCTTCTATATTATATTCATTATTTTCAATGCGGAGATTGTTTTCATCGAACAACTGGGTTCGAAAATTGCCTTGAACGCTAGGGCTTGCGACAACAATGATTTTTTTTATAATTCCCATTTGTCTCATATAGTTGCGCATTTCTTCGGCTACGCCAATTGCACTGCATGTTTTTCCAGAACCTAACCCGTGATATAGGAGAAGACTGTTATAAGGGGTTTGATGTGATAGGAAATTGCGAACAAATAATTGATGCGGTAAAAGTTCGAATTTTGCATTTGACAATATTTCTGCTTGTTTTTCAATGGGCATTAAATCGCCTTCGTATTTTGTATCTGCAAACTCTTTGCGATTTGCGATTTTAACTGCAAAGTTGGCATCATCTAATGTTGGAAATAAGGTTGCGCGTATTGAGTCATTGTCCTCAAAGGAAGATTTGTATTCTGCCAATTCTCTCTGTAAAAGTGTTGCTTTTTGATCATATACTTTATTCTTTGGCGCCGGAGGCGCCACCTCCCCCCCATCCTCTTTCGGTTTTTCCTCCTCCTTTTCTTTTTCTTCTTCTTTTTCTTCTTCTTTTTCTTCTTCTTTTTCTTCTTCTTTTTCTTCCTCTTTTTCTTCTTGTGGCGATGTTTCGAGTGATTCCGAGGATGCCGCACCCATCGCTGTCGATGATTTTTCTGCGGAAGTTTGAAGTGCCATAACTGCAGCAGGCCCCGTAGGTGGCGTAACTACTTCCGATAATGGATTGGGAAGGTCGGCAGTAGTTGATGTATATGATCTATTTGTAATAGGTGATAATTTTTGTTTTACTGTTTTTTTTGATACATCAATGCATTTTTGTAATTTCGTATTCCAATGTTGTCCTTTTTTACATCTTGTCCGTTTTTGTTTATTATCAATTGCTTGAGTTAAAGATGGAGAAATAGGAGTTTTTTTTATGTTATTAAATGATTCAACGTTTGGAATTATAGTATTTGCCTCCTCTTCACTTGAAAGCCGTAAACTAGCCGAAGTTGTTCTATCTGCTGATACAGAAGGTAAAGGTGGAGAGGGTTCTTCATCCTCTTCACTTGAAAGCCGTAAACTAGCCGAAGTTGTTCTATCTGCTGATACAGAAGGTAAAGGTGGAGAGGACGGAAGCGGAGAGGGTAACAATGGAGAGGACGGAAGCGGAGAGGGCAATAATGGAGAGGGCGTATTATTCGCAACCACGGAAGAAGCCATTTTTTTCTTCGTTTGATTATTCGGAACACACTCCCCCGTTTTTCGATTTCTACGACTTCCTCTAGGACATGGCTTCTTTTTTTCTTTATCCATTTATTCGTATTATTATAATAAATGGATATTTTTTACAATCATTATACCAAACTTCAAAAAACCGTGTATTTGGGATAATAATTTAGTATAGGCAATATCGTATATTCACAAAGCATCGTATGTATATTTTGCAATATACGTTTTTTTTCTAAATTATACGGTCGAATACACTGAATGCATTCATCATATGTTTTCCATTCAACTTTGCTCACTTCACTGTTATCATAGGAATGACTAGATTCAATATTCGCCGGCAAATTCATCAAAAAATATTTGTGTTTATATGATTTATAATTTGACCCCATAAACACTTCTTCAAACGGATTTATATTTTCGAGTTGACTCAAATATTTTTTATCATAACCAGTTTCTTCGCAAAACTCGCGCAATGCACAATCATAATCTTTTTCCAACGAGTTGCGACGTCCTTTGGGGAACCCCCATTCTGGTTCACACCATCTGTCTGAGGTTTGATACGATTCTTCAATCAAATTTGCAAGGGTGTATATTTCATTATTTTTTCCTTTTTGCCAAAGAACCCCGTTTTTCAGCGAATTGAATTTATCGCAAGATAAATTTTCATCGGTTTTGTATGATACATCATTTTCTTTATTCCACAAATCTTTCCACAAACTCGCGAAATCGGTCGTCATCAACTTTTCCTTTTCGTTCATTGTCATTTCTTTCAAAAGGTTGACAATATACTCGCGGTTATATATGGAATATTTTCCGCGCATAAAATCCATAAATCCTAAAGTATCTTTACGCCGTATCATTAAATATCGTATTTCTTCATTTTCAATGCAAAACGCAATGATTCCAATACTAGTAATGGGTATTTTGCATTGGTAGAAAATATGACCGAATTTACCGCAATTATTACAATATGTTTCAATCGGCCGGGTTCCTTGTTTGAGTTTAGAATAAGATAATTTCATTTTTGTCTAAGGGTATTGAGTTTATACTTTATTATTATATTCATAAATGTTTATATAGTTTGTTATATAGGATGAAATTTGATACAAATGTATGGGGTCCACAATATTGGTTTGTTTTAATGACAATCGCGATGAATTATCCCGAGTTTCCGAATGAAGTAACGCGTAGGAAATATTATGATCTTATACAAAATTTTCCGCTATTTCTTCCAGATATAGAAATGACAAAGAAGTTTAGTGAGATTTTGGATAAACATCCAGTGACGCCTTATTTGTCGAATCGCGATTCTTTCATTCGATGGGTATATTTCGTTCATAATAAGGTCAATGTGCATTTGGGGAAAGAAGAAATATCGTTTTCATTGGCGATGGAGCAGTATTTGGCGCATTATTTGCCGCGTCAAATTGCATTGAGCGAGAAATTTCATATTCACAAAAGATACATTTTGTTATTCTTTTTGGCTGTTTTTTTTATGTTTATTTTGTATTATAGCGATTGATGGAACATATGAAATATACAATCATTGCGGGGGTTTTATTGGGGGTTATTTTGTATAGTTTTTTGGCAACCTTTTTACCAATGGGCCTGGGGGCTGAAAAAGAAGGCATGGTAGAAGATTGTAATAAAACGTATGAGTATTGTTCAAGCTCAACGAATAAAATATATTATAGTTATACGTGCAACCCGCACCAATGGGTATTCCCGTGTTAGCCCGATTGTGGGTTTGAAAAATGGTGCATAATTATGAGGTTATTTATGTAAGTTTTTGATATTCATGCTATTCATGAAATAGGCAACCCCGCCGCCAGAGGAAAGAAAGGATTGTATATGAACTTTTCGCAAGCTTTTTCGCAAGCTTTTTCGCAAGCTTTTTCGCAAGCTTTTTCGCAAGCTTTTCGCAAGGTTGCAACAAAATATTTATATATGATAGAGATATACAGACCTCCATATGCGTTATGAAATCACCATTTTTTTGATTACGGCACTGATAATTGCGAATATATACACAGACGGAAAAATATTGAAACTGTTATTCAGCTGGAAAAAATACTATCAAATGGCTGCTATTGCTTTCGGCGGTTTTGCACTATATTGGTTAATTAAGAATAATCCGATGCAAGCAAAACAGATGGTAATGGCTTCAAATGAATATGTCAAATATCTGCCTATAGACGGAAACACGTCGAAATTGCTAAGTCCCATATTGGATTTTACATCAAAACAAAACTTTAGTCAAGAGTATTCAAATGGACATCCTATATTACCAATGCAAACACATTCGTCCCCCGTAAATCAATATGAACGCAAATTAATGCAATCCGGAACCACTGAGAATAAAATTACCGCTACAAAACGCTCAGTTAGCGAAACGAAAAAGAAGTTTGTCGCAGCTAGACAAAATTGGCATTGCGGAGATTGCCAACAACAATTATCGGCATGGTTTGAAGTTGATCATAAAATCCGATTAGAATACGGAGGAAGCAATCATGTTGATAATTTAGTGGCTTTGTGCCGAGAATGCCATGGGAAAAAAACCGCTATGGAAAATTTATAACAGTGTAAAAAATAGGGTTTGGAGGAGGAGGACAAGGGTTATAATACTGTATCAATAATATATATGCCCCCCTCTCTAGAAAAGCAAACTGCTGTATCTCCTTACATTTTTATTGTAAAAATCATTTTAGTAATACTTTTATTGATAGCATTTGCATATACCATGTATTTGTCTTTTTCAGACCCAAAAGCAGTATATAGTAATACATATTCTTATATAATTAGCACTATACTTATTACGATTTTAATGTTTGTTATCGCATTATCATTAATTGATAATTTAAATATTACGTATGTATTAATTCCCATTGCTGTTATTACTGTAATATTAATTTCCATTTTCACATATTATAATACAAACATACTAGGATATATATTTAGTGGATACATATTAAGCTCTTTTATTATCATATTTATATTAGTCGGCTTGGGCATTTTATATAAAATTATTAGTGTTCAATCATTTGAAGGCGGGTGGGGCGGATTCATTTTTAATCTCATTTTTTATATACCATGTCTCCTAGTAAATTTAGTGGAATTTTTATTAAATGATTATTATTCCACCCCTAAAACGGTTTTTGTTTTATTTTTAATAGAAATTGTCATTATTTTACTATATTTATACGGAATCGCGGAAATATATAAGTATATTAATAAAGATTCTGTGAATATAATAATCAATCCCACTTTTTTAAATAAAACCAAAACAATCGATAGGACGATTGTCAGCCAGATGATGGACGATAACAAAGATTCTGTTATGAAACCGTATCAATTCTCTATGTCAATGTGGGTATATTTAAATCCGCCCAACCTTTCAGAAACCCCGCAAAGTTTAGAATCCAATATATTTTATTATGGTGATGGCACAACGTTTTCATTCCATCCGCAATTATCATATTATATAGATGGTTCGACGGGATTTTACAAAATAAGGGCTGGGTCAATAGGAGATGTTGACCAAACGTTTAATTTCGAAGCTCCGTATCAACGATGGAACAATTTCGTATTCTCATATTTGAATAATAAAATGGACGTATTTATCAATGGCAATTTAGTAAAAACATTCGACAAATATTATATTAATAAAACAGACAGTGATGTTATGGTATTTGGACCAGATGCATCTTTACCCCGGTTTACAAGTAATGGATTGTATGGTGCAATATGTAATGTAGTATATTATAAAAAACCGATGGATAAAAATCAAATAGTAACAAATTATAATATGTTGTCAACTAATATTCCGCCCATTTATGGAAATATGTCTTTGACGTCTATTATTGTGGTATAGGGGGTATAGTTAAATCCACTCAACCTTTCATATACCCTGCATGTAATAATTATTTTACTGTCATTTGAAAAATAAAAAGTGGGTTCTATGTTTTATTAGTGTAGTATATAGTATATATAAATGGATTATAATAATTACAAATTTATTATTTTAGCAATTCTAGGTATTGCAATTGGATATATTTTATATCGATACTTTTTCCCAGGAACAGGTTCGCAATTAATTGGCGGACAACTTCATCTTATCTCTCAACCTCCACCCATAAAAATATCAACATTAACTGCTGCGAATTATGTAGCCAATAATATATCGTATTCTGCTTGGGTTTATGTAAATCGATTTCCTCCTAGTCTTACCGCGGGCACCCCGGTGACAAGTAGTAATTGTATTTTTTATTTGAATGGTGGGTCGGCACCTTATTATGGGTGGTATTTTGATAGTACCACTTTGAAAGTTGGATACAATTCAACTACAAGTGGACAATCTCTTGACAAAACAATGCCCGTTATTACTAATTTCCCACTTCAAGATTGGTGTTATGTAACTGTTGTATTGGATAATACAAATAAGGTTTTGAATTGCTATATGAATGGGAAATTAATAACATCTATTGCATTCGAAACAGCATATGTTCCACCGAGTGCGGTTCTTGCTACTACGGTAGATTCGCCTATTCAGTTTGGAACTGGACAAGATATATATATATCTAATTTTACTGTCATAAATACAGCATTGAAACCAGATGACGTATTTAATGCATATATGAATTTTGCATCATTCACCAATTCATTGGGGCATGCACCATTCCATTTTGGCTTTAGTATTTCACAAAACTTGAACACACAAAATTATCAATTGTTTTAGACCCTTGAATAATATGAGTAAAATATAAATGTATTATATAAATCATGAACCCTATATTATATGTTATTTTAGGAATTATTGCAATAGTGATAGCATATTACCTTTATATTTATCTTACATCAGTTCAAGTATTAATTCAAACGCAGAGTTTGAGTGCAAATAATATACCAAGTATATCAAATAAAACAATCACAAAAAGCACTTCGACACATTACGCATATTCGGTTTGGATATTTGTAAATAATTTAAATACTGTAAGCACTGTATCTACTTCATGCAATTCTCTTTTTTCCTTTGAAGACCCTACATTACGACAATGTAGCAGTTCAAACGACAATACGCTCGATTTATCATGTTCTACCCCACCCTCACCCACGCAACCGTGCATTCCATATTTTCGATTATATATTGACGGTCGAAATACTGCTCGCTTAAACGCAAAAGTCGGAGTAGTTGATATTTCTGGCAATCCAACCACGCAAACCATTCAAATCACTCAGAACTTCCCATTGCAGCGGTGGACAAGTGTCATTGTAAATGTAGATACCAATTTCATTGATTGTTATATGGATGGAAAAATTGTCCAATCTACCAAAATCGCGGAATGTATAAATGATAACCAGAATACAAATAGTTCTATTTATACACCCAATCCGTTAGGTATTATACAATTTGGGTTGAATCAAGATATCACTTTAGGTAATTTAATACGATATCCATACTCAATCGACCCACAAACTGCATATTATGCGTATATGCAAGGGAGTGGGCAATCTTCCTCATCTTCAAGTGTTACTATTATTCCATATTTCAAAATAAGCAATTCATAGATTGAGGATAAGAACAATGTCGCACTATAATATACAGATAATCTATATATTATATATGAATAGTTGGATATATGTTATTATAGGAATTATTTCAATTTTTGTATTATACAACATTTTTATATATTTCATTTCAAGTAAAGTATTAGTGAAATTTCAAAATTTAAACATGGACATGATTTCACCCGTTTCTTCTGATATGATTGATAAAATTACTAATTCGAAATATTCATTTTCGACATGGATATATGTCAATAATTTTACGAATGCATCTTCTTCACATAATTACCTTTTTTCACTTGAATCTCCCAATCAAATATTTTTCCAGTTGTTTTTTGACAAATCAGAGCCCAGCCATTTACAGACAAATATCAATGGATTATCCACGGGTAATGGCACATCAACGATGACAATCACGCCGAACTTTTCATTGCAGCGTTGGACAAATGTAACGTTAAGTATAACTACAAACATGGTTAATTGTTTCATTGATGGAGAATTTTTTAAATCAACCAAAATAGACCAAACCAAAATAATAAATATAACAGAAAATGCGATTATTAAATTCGGACATAATCAAGATATTCTATTAGCAAATATTATACGGTGGCCTTATGATATAAATCCAACTACTGCCTATTATGCATATATACAAGGAAGTGGACAAAACACCGGAGGGTTCATAAATATAATACCTACATTTTCACCGGCGAATACTATGTTTGCAACTATGGAAAATAGCACTCCATCTGTTTTTAATACACACGTAAATCAACTTGGGTTTCCTACAGCATATAAAAACGACTCAGATGTAGGGGTAGATGTAAACCAAAATTTGACGGCAGCCAATGAATTTTACGAGTTATTAAAAAATAATAGCAATATATCGACATTCAATGAAAATATGAATATATCATTCAATACTACGGTTTCGGGAATTACGGGCAATTATCAAAAGTTTATCGATTTAATTCGATATAATACACCTATCTATTATATTTCGACAAGTTCGCAACCTTCTATTTTAAATGATACACCTTTACTTTTTCATGACCTTCCGAATAGGTTGTCCACTGACGATTTAAATAATATTTATACAATGATAACTAACGTTCCCGAAATAAATACAATACATTTGCCTTTTATACCACCTTTTATCAACATTAATAGCGATGGTTCGAGTTCTAATGGAGAAAAAACGTATACAATACCTAACATTAATATGCAATTTCCGAATAATGTCATGACGATTAATGCCGATATTTTAGACCCCGCATTTAAAATTCCTGTTGTAGTAAATCCGTATTCGATGGATGTAAGTATTATTCCAACAAAAAAACTGTCAATTCCCAATATACCATTTGATGTGGTAAATATACCGCCCAATTATTCGCAATTGACATTTTCGGCGTGGATAAAACCGCAAACTATAGTAAATAGTGTTTATGACGATAATGAAAAACTGATTTTTATGAAAGATACAAATAATAGTATTACTCTATTTTTCAAAAAAAATGGCAACTCAATTAATTTGTATACTTTTTTAAATAATAAACAAGATAACCAATATAATTTGATAAACAATATTAGCGTGGTTGATTGGTCATATATAAATATTGTATATGACAAAACGGACAACACTATTTATAGTTATTTAAATGGTAATTTATATGATCAAATAGATTTGCCTTCTTCCAGTATTCCTTCTTTTTCAAATGATGTTGCCACAACAATTTCATACGGAAATTTGCCGTGCTATGTTTATAAAATTACAAATTTATTTACAGATATTTGTAAATCAAAACTGAAAATGTTGGATTTTTCAATCGACTATGGTAAATCGCTACCCATTCCTCAAACGAATATACCGACCACAACTCCTAATAAATATATATCATTTGTTTCATTGCAGTCCATCCCTGGTTATGTCCCTGGTTCCGTTCCTGGTTCTGTTCCTGGTTCTGTTCCTGGTTCTGTTCCGGGTTCTGTTCCTGGATCTGTTCCTAATTATGTCCCTGGTTCTGTCCCTGGTTCCGTTCCTGGCTCCGTTCCTGGTTCTATCCCTAATTATGTCCCTGGCTCCGTTCCTGGTTCTATCCCTAATTATGTCCCTGGCTCCGTTCCTGGTTCTATCCCTGGTTCTATCCCTGGTTCTATCCCTGGTTCTGTCCCTGGTTCTGTCCCTGGTTCTGTCCCTGGTTCCGTTCCGGGTTCTATCCCTGGTTCTATTCCTGGATCTGTTCCTGGTTCTATCCCTGGTTCTATTCCTGGTTCTGTTCCTGGTTCTGTCCCTGGTTCCGTTCCTGGTTCCGTTCCGGGTTCTGTCCCTAATTATATCCCTGGTTCTATCCCTAATTATGTCCCTGGTTCCGTTCCGGGTTCTGTCCCTGGTTCTATCCCTAATTATATCCCTGGTTCTGTCCCTGGTTCCGTTCCGGGTTCTGTCCCTGGTTCCGTTCCGGGTTCTGTCCCTAATTCTGTCCCTGGTTCTATCCCTAATTATATCCCTGGTTCTGTCCCTGGTTCCGTTCCGGGTTCTGTCCCTAATTATGTCCCTGGTTCTGTCCCTGGATCCGTTCCTGGATCAGTCTCTGGCTCCGTTCCGGGTTCTGTCCCTGGCTCAGTTCCGGGTTCTATCCCTAATTATGTCCCTGGAACTATTCCTGGCTCCGTTCCTGGAACTATTCCTGGCTCCGTTCCTGGCTCCGTTCCTGGCTCAGTTCCGGGTTCTATCCCTAATTATGTCTCTGGCTCCGTTCCTGGCTCCGTTCCTGGTTCTATCCCTAATTATGTCCCTGGCCCTAAACCTCCGGTGATTCCCAAACTCTCTTCTTATAATGATATTAATATTAGTTCGTGGATTTATCTTCCGGCCAACCCATCTATCCCGTCTACCCACTTATTCTCCATTGTAAATAATGCAGATTTGAACTCTACATACGGAAATGAGTCGTTTGGCATAATTGATGTATATTACGAAAACGAAAAATTATATTTGAAAATGGATGAAACCCCGAACGTTTTAAATATCCCCCCCGACAAAATGTCGCAATTAACTATTTCATTTAATAATAATCATAATAGTATATTTATTTACCTCGATGGTATCTTAACCAACAATTACGATTTGTCAAAACCAATGACATACGATTTAAATTCATATTCATTTGTTTATAATGAAAACGTATTCGGAGTTTCGCCAAATACAAATAACATCAACCTATATGATTTAAAAGTATTTGTGAACACGGAAATAAATTCTATATCAAATAATATCCAATTTTTTTATTATCTCGAAAATGTCTATTTGGCTATAATTACATGCATTTCCACAATTGATATGGCAAAAAAATTATCCCAGACTTTCTACGATGAAGTAAAAATAGATTTGGATACCGTTTCGTATTCTTCGAAATCACAAGGAATTGCAAGTTTGGATAATAGATTAAATGTATGTCTTACTCAAATTACGAATTATTGGGTATCATGTGAGAATATGTTACAATGCATGAAAGAAATGGCCATTCCATACAATGTTTCATTTGATAATTATAATATTATTGATAATTTCCGCAATGGAATGATTGAAATTTATAAGTTATTTATCGAAATATACAAATCATTCATTGTTTTTATAGAAAATTCGTCTTGTATGAATGCAGAATCGTTTGTTTCATTATACAATCATATTACACCCGTTTCGACTGCATATCAAATGGTAATTCCGAAATATACATCGTATTCTCATACTCGCATATTGAATGATTTGAAACCGGCAGATGAAATAAATTCGAAATTAGCGACAATATCATATTTATACCAATAAAATTGTTCGAACGGAAGGGGGGTATAATGAGTGTAAAATAATGAATACATATTATATAACGTATATAATATGAGTGAACAAATTTCATCTACTATTTCGAGTGCAGGCGAATCTATATCGAATGCGGCTGCCAATGTAGGCAATGCAATTGAAGGCGCAAAAGAATCCATGAATACTGCATTGAATGATTTTGCATCGAAAAATGTGGTAAATGCAAATGAAGGGTTTTTAGAATCCAACAGTATGATTGCCAAATTCGTTTTTATTATTTTGGTATTATGCGGTTTTGTTTTTTTATTGTATTTAGGAATTCAAATTATTTCGTATTTTTTGGGACCAAACGGTAGTCCATATGTTGTATATGGTATGATTAAAGACGCCACGAAGGGTTACACCATTTCGAATGACTCAACTGTTGGGGTAAGTGTTTCAAATGTCCCCATTTTACGTTCTAATAATCAGAATACAGGCATCGAATTTACATGGTGTGTTTGGATTTTGGCAAATTCTTATACACCAGCAAATGCACCCGTTTTTATTAAAGGAGATGGAGGGCCTAATTCTACGGGGCAATTGTTTGTAACAAATTGTCCGGGGGTGTATATTAATAAAGACGCAGACTCTTCTTCATACACTTTGAAAATATTAATAGATACAGTGCAAAATGCGGCTATTTCGAACACTCCCTCTCAAGAAATTGATATAAAAAATATTCCTATCGGTAATTGGTTTCATTTAGCCATTCGATGTCAGAATTTAAGTATTGATGCATATATAAATGGAATTATTTTCAACCGAACTACATTACCCGCCCCGCCAAGACAGAATTACGGTGCAACCCAAGTATCTCCATCGGGAGGGTATCAAGGCAGTCTTTCGGATTTAAGGTATTTTAATCGAGCATTAACATCAATCGATATAAATAGTATTGTATTAGGCGGTCCAAATACTACGACATTTTCAGGTTCAAAAGATTCGGGAAGTGCCCCGTCTTCTTCGCAAAATTGGAATTACTTATCTCAGGTATTTTATACCCATTAAATAATATACATGTCTTATAATCTAGCATATATATGCAACCTCATTTCACAGAATCAAAAATTGAATCAATTGAAACCACCTCCTAATCGTATTGATAATTTAAGTCCCGCAGTTAACCCGTATTTGCAAATAAATGCCAAAACGAATATGCCATATACTCAGTTTGATTTAAATATGCGGAGAAAAACCGAAATACTGAAATATTCTCCAAATACGCAGTCGTCACAAACGAATTCTCTCACAAAATCGCAAAAATGGGCGCAAATCGTAACCGGGAAATACCAATCGGAATCATTCGTTCCTATACGCACCAACAATTCGGACGGAACTATCACGACCACTATCAATGGACTCGTTGTGGATATTACGAAACCTTCTATCCAAATCCCCACATGCAATTCAAAATCCGACAAACCCACTTTGTCCACCTCATGTAATGTCCCCGGTCCCCCGATTGAACTATATTCCGACCCGACGGTTCCTCTTTATAATTATATGAAAAATGTGGACGCGTTCTCGATTATAAATTCACAAAATGTGCAGGAATACGATATTGTAAATCATAAGAATGCCGTGTCTATTACAAATGGCACACCAACAGTGAATAATCTTTTGCAAAATACGACAACTCCCGTTACCATTTCTACGATTTATATATTTAATCCCACAAAAGACGTTACGAGATTTAATTTAAACATTCCGGTTTCGGTGTATTTTGCGGGCACATTGCCTCAACAATTGACAACGGCAATTAGTGCTACAGTTGCAATATCTTCTCTTCAATTATCCGTATTATATAATGGATTTATAGTTAATATGCCTTCTGACTCAGGAACGGTTGTAACATTTCCTCATGGAGCAACTGTTCAGTTTATGGTGAACCCAAATGTTACTACATTTTATGCATCATACAATATAGGTAATATAGTTATATCTAATATTTCGTTAGCCACATTGCAAGGATACATATATGATATACAACTTTCGGCTAATATGACGAGCAACCTGCAACTAGCACAATTCATCAGTCTTACATGTGGTTGCATTATGAATCCAGACATGGATATTTCTAATAATTGTTCCGCGAAAGTGGCGGTGGTCTAATGAGCGACCCGCCCCGCAAATACCAAACAATTATGTTGGCATTTGCGGGGGTATTGCCATATTCCCATCACTGGATAAAGTTCCGGAATTAAGACAGAGATGTTGCGATGGAAATATTTCACCGGAAAGACATTTGTCGCTTTCATCAATTTCTACGCAACCTTTGCGTTCTCTGTATTCTCCTACTAAACACCATTTCGCGGCGGTGTTTTTAGATTGTATAGGATTGGTTGAGTTTGTTGGTTCGGGTTCTTTTTTCTGATAAGAATGTTCACTCCCTTTGATTAATAGGTCGCCGATAGAATGAAATGTCCCATTCACGATATCTAACCCCGTTTTCCCAGTATCTGTTATAACATCGGCGGTCTTATCTATTATTTTTCCAGTAGAATTACCTAAATCAGAAATAGCATCTCCGGTAATAGGGGTAATTATGTCAAAAGCCCTACCTATCAAAAAAAACAGATTTATTCCTAAAAATGAAAGCGTTAAAATGATTATAAGCACTATTATGATAATCGTTTGATAGGGATAGTTCAAAGGTTGCGTTACTTGCGGTTGAACTGGTTCTGGTTCTGATTCCATTTATATATTTGTTAGATAAAGGTTTCTCTGTTTTGCGTTTTATAGAATGAATTATTTTTATAAATCTATTATAAATGGCATTTTTTGATTTTGTAGAAAAGTTTTTTTTTATTAGTTTAGCGATTACATTTATACTCATCATTATGTTGGTATATCATTTCAAAGATAGAATTTCTCTTTTAGAAGGAAAATGCGATGCATTGTATGATATTGCAAATAATTTAGTAAAACAGATGAATACAATGAATATGATACAATCAAAAGGAATGAAAGAAACTCCAATTTCGAATACTCAATTGGATAAATCATATTATTCATCTCAGGAGAACCTCATTATAAATAGTGTATATGATCATAAACAAGTATCTCCTTCTACTAATTCTGCTAATCTTATCTCCAAAATTGTTGTATCGGACAGCGAAAGTGATAGTGATACAGACAGCGATAGTGACAGTGGTAGCGATACAGGTAGTGAGGACGGTGACGATGTTGACGATGATGTCGAATTTGAAAATGAAAACTTCATCCAAATCGAAAAATATGCGGTTATCATGCCATACGATATGGAAATCGAGGAAATCGAAGAATTAAAAGATATCGAGGAAGTCGAGGAAGTCGAGGAATTAAAAGATATCGATGAAATCGAAGATATAGAAGTAAATATTTCCGATGAAATTATTTCGGAAGATAGACAAATCGACAAAGAAGACACAAAAACAGAGGTTTCGATTCCTAATGTAGAAGTTACGATTAATACAGTAGGCGAAGATTATTATAAGAAATTAGAAACATCAGTTCTTAAACAACTCGCGATTGAACGTAATTTGGCAACTTCATCAGAAGTAAAGAAATTGAAAAAAATAGATTTAGTCAAACTATTATCTGCTGAATAATTATACTATATTAAAGATGGAATACAGTTATTCTTCAAATCCACCGTCAACAATGACGCCTTCGTTTCAAGGGTATCATACAAATAATATATATGACAATTTCCCCCCTCTTATGTGTGATGGTCGCGAAATAACAGACGCCTACCAACCCGAAGCTGTAGTTAATAATCTCATTTTAGAAAAAACCGGAATAAAATCAAATTGGGAATATCGTCAATATCTTACAAAAAACGCACACGAAATAATGAATTTCAACTATGTTTCTTCTACGAATGATGTAGGGTATTTCAAACGATATCAAGATACGCCCGGACCATATAACACACCTTATTTATATACCTCTTATTTAGATAATACAAAACCCCCCGGGTATGAAAATTCCAATATGAAGGAGTTGTATTTGACAAGAGAGCAATTGGAAGCGCGAATGGTTGCCCCAGTTATTCAAAACATAGAACAACTGAAACATAATACGGAGTAAAGGGGAAGATAAAGATTGATTGTATATGATCATATACAATTAACTGGGGTGGTTTACAGATGCAGAGGCATTAATTCTGTATTTGTCGTATATATAATATATTATTACTGCGACAAATATTGTATATATTAATGTCATAATAATAATTATTCAGTTATCAAAGATGATGGTGGTTTTTGGCGTGGGTTTTTGACTTGGTTTAGGGGTGGGTTTAGTTGTGGGTTTAGGGGTGGGTTTTTGAGTTGGCTTAGGGGTGGGTTTTTGACTTGGGTCCATTGTTGGGTCCATTGTTGGACCAACAGTAGGGTCCATCGTTGGATCAACAGTAGGTTCCATCGTTGGATTAATAGTAGGTTCCATTGTTGGATTAACAGTAGGTTCTCTTGTTGGATTAACAGTAGGTTCTCTTGTTGGATCAACAGTAGGTTCTCTTGTTGGATTAACAGTTGGTTTGGGACTTGGACTAACACTTGGTTTGGCACTAGGTATTATAGTTGGGTTAACAGTAGGTATTATAGTTGGGTTAACAGTTGGTATTATACTTGGTTTGGCACTAGGTTCCATCGTTGGACTAGGACTTGGACTAACAGTTGGACTAGGAGTTGGGTTAACAGTTGGACTAGGAGTTGGACTAACAGTTGGACTAGGAGTTGGGTTAACACTTGGTTTGGGACTTGGTTTGGGACTTGGTTTGGCATTAGGTTCCATCGTTGGACTAACAGTTGGTTTGGGACTTGGACTAACAGTTGGACTAGGAGTTGGGTTAACACTTGGTTTGGGACTTGGTTTGGCACTAGGTTCCATCGTTGGACTAACAGTTGGTATTATACTTGGACTAATCATAGGTATTATAACATTACTTGGATATGGCGTTGGATAAATGGTTACACATAACCCTTGTGTATTAGGTTTTATTGTATTTTTATAAACAAACGAATCACTAGAAGGCTGAGAACTTGGAACACCACTTGGCTCACTTGAAGGATTACTACTAGGGTGTGTAGTAGGAAATCTAGATGGTCGCCTTGTTGGTCTAGCAGATGGTTTTATAGTCGGGCGTGGCGTAGGATGTTTTGAAGGCTTGGATGAAGGTTTGGATGAAGGTTGCGAAGATGGAACGCCACTTGGTTCATCCGTTGGTTTTCCAGATGGGAATGAAGTAGGAAATTTTGTTGGTTTTCTAGTAGGTTTAATTGTCGGACGTGCGGATGGTCGTGGTGTAGGATGTTTCGTAGGTTGGGCGCTGGGTTGGGCGCTGGGTTGGGCGCTAGGTTGGGCGCTAGGTTGGGCGCTAGGTTGGGCGCTGGGTTGGGCGCTAGGTTGGGCGCTAGGTTGGCTACTAGGTTGTGCACTGGGTTGGCTACTAGGTTGTGCGCTGGGTTGGCTACTAGGTTGTGCGCTGGGTTGGGCGCTAGGTTGGGAGCTGGGTTGGGAGCTGGGTTGGGAGCTGGGTTGGGCGCTAGGTTGGGCGCTGGGTTGGGCGCTGGGTTGTGCGCTGGGTTGTGCGCTGGGTTGTGCGCTGGGTTGGGAGCTAGGTTGTGCGCTAGGTTCACCCGTTGGTTGATTACTCGGCTGCCCACTGGGTTCACCCGTTGGTTCACCGGTTGGTTTTAACGTCGGATGGTGACTTGGGCGATGGGTGGGTTTAATGGTTGGAAGTCGAGTCGGTTTAATAGTAGGAATTGGTATAGGACAATTAGTTGGTTTTATAGTCGGGCGTGGCGTAGGATGTTTTGACGGAGGCGAAGACGGCGAATCGCTAGGAACGCCAGTTGGCAAACCGCTTGGCAATCCACTCGGTTCCCCGCTAGGTAAACTGCTCGGGGAACATGTAGGTGCAGCACTCGGTTTCCGGGTAGGATGAGAAATCGGTTTTCGGGTAGGAGAAGAAATCGGGGTTATCGCATATGTCGCATACAATAATATACTAATGTTAATGATATACAATTTCATATATATATAACAACTAAATAACTTCTTATAAACGCATTATAACATTACAATTGTAACCTACATATCTAAAATATACTCCATACCAAGAAAACATCCAAACGATATAGATATATAATTCAAATATCTAAAATGAATCGCCTCATCAGTTTCGACGTTGGAATCAAAAACCTCGCATATTGTGTATATGACATACAACCAACCAATCAAAACATCCCTTTCGCCATCATTGAATGGGATGTGATTAACCTAATCGAACCGAAAGACACCAAACAAGTAATTGTATGTGATCATATACCAAATTCAGCGGCGGCAAAATGTAAACGGGCGGCCAAATACAAAACCCCCACCAAAAACTACTGCGCCCCTTGTGCAAAAGGCTATCAAAAAAGGGGGGAGTTGTTTGTATGTGACAATCCGCCGAAGGCGGCGGCATTACAAAAAATGACATTTGGTGAAATAGAAGACATATACAAAACCTATGCAACCTTACTCGGGAAAGAGTTGCCCCCCGCGAAAACAGAAGTGAAGACAACCAAAAAAACTGCAGTAGATAGAGTGTATAGGATCATCGAAGAACGAGGGTTAATACCGATTATACGAAAAAAAGAGAAATCGGCGAATGATGTTAATTTAGTCGAAATAGGGCGCGCAATTCACAGTCGTTTAACCGAAGTTTTGAAACGGTGTGACCCCGATGAAAAAATGACTCATGTAATTATTGAAAATCAAATATCGCCTATTGCTACGCGCATGAAAACAATTCAAGGAATGCTGGCGCAGTTTTTCATTATGTCGTATACGAACGTAGAAATCGATTTTATTTCATCTTCTAACAAATTGAAAATATTTTGCGATAAAAAAATTGCGCAAAATGCCGAAGAACCGCAAAATGCCGAAGAAAAAGAGCAAATATCCCAATATCGCCAACATAAAAAGGACGGTATTTATTATACAACCCAACTCCTTGAAAAAAACAGATGGCTATCTAATCATGATGCGATGAACACGAAAAAAAAAGACGATTTGGCGGATTGTTTTTTACAAGGAATTTGGTATATGATATCAAAAAAAAGAATAATGGTTGCGGAGAACTT